TTATGCCGCAATTCCTCCCTGCAACGGGTTAAGGGTAACCGCGTTTTGCAGGTAGTCAGGCGACAGATGAGCGTAGACCATCGTTTGTTGAATATTCGCATGCCCCAGGATCTGTTGCAGGGCGATTATATTCCCGCCATTCATCATGAAATGACTCGCAAAGGTGTGGCGCAAGATATGCGTAGCCTGGTTCTCCGGGATATCCGGTTTCACCTCCCGCAGTATTTTGCAGAACCTTTCGTAGTCCACTTTGAACAGCTTTCCGCTGGCCTCTTTTTTCACCTTACTTTCCAGCTCTTCAGAGATCGGCACCGTCCGCTTTTTCCCGTTCTTTGTCTTCAGGAACGTGACGCGGCAGTTAACGATATTCGACCGCTTTAGCGTGGCGACCTCTGACCATCTTCCGCCAGTGCTCAGGCATAACAGGGCAACTAACAGAGAATCCCCCTCCAGAACGTTCAGCAAATTGCTGATCTCTTCCCGCTCAAGAAATGTCATCTCCGGATTTTCTTCCGCCAGTGGTGGAAGCCCGTTAACGGGATGCTGCCCGCCAAATTCCTCGATCTGTATTAATTTCGTGAACATTCCGGATAACCGGTACATCTCACGATTAATCGTTGATGCCTTAATCCCGGCACTCAAACGGCCGGATCGGTAGTCCATCAAATCCCTTTTGCTTAGCCGACTGACAGCGGGATCACCCAGGCCATTAATCGTCTTCAACAGGTGATTGAACTCCTTTTTGCCGTTCTCATGATTTTGCCCGTGGTACCGCCACCAGGCATTGAGCAGCTCACTTAACGGCCGCCGGTCGGCACGCTTTCCTGCCCATTCTTTTTGGCTGGCGTTCGCTATCGTGTATTGCTCAAACACAACAGCCTCAGCCTTTCTGTCAAACGTCTTGCGGATGCGGCGTCCTGCTGCCCCGCGAGGTCTAATGTCCACCATATAGCGACCATCATCGAGCTTCTTAATCGACATAAGAAAGCCCTCCGGCGCAGATTTCACTATCTTGGTAACAAATAGTGAAAATGTAAGATTTATAAACTGTTAACCAGTCTGTTTCTCGGATTGGTCTGATTCCGTTGATTCTGGCCCAATGTGTGCGAGGGCCGGTGCGATCTGACCAGCCTGGGGCGCAGTCTTATCAGTCATCAACCATAGGGTGTATTTTTGAAACCGCGGGTGCCCCGTGTACTTGATGAGAGCATTGCCACCGGGCTCGAATTTGCCGCTTTCGTATTTCGCTAGCGTGCTGCGTGACAACCCTATGATTTCACATAGCTCATTTTGACTGAGCCCCTCAGCTGTCCTGATGGCCTTAATTTTTTCGCTTAGCCTCATTTGACTTGTTCCTATTTAGGATGTAGATTTCATTTCATTGGGCCTATATAGGCTCAATGAAGGGCGAGAAAACCAGCCGCTAGAACGTTTTCAAACGGTTTAGAAAGGGCTGGATCTTACGAGATTAACACGAGCTAACAGGAGCGTGAATGATGGAAGCGAGCGATTACGCGATCAAATACCCGCTTGACGCCGTTCATGTAGAGAAGTTCGCCGAGCTAATCGGCAAACCGAAGACCGCAGTTGAGGAAATGATCAAGGCTAGAAAGCTGCCGGTTATTGAGCTGCGCGACCCCAACAAACCCAACGCCCGCGCAGGTGAGCGCTGGGTTTATATCCCCGAGTTTAATCGCGCAGTGCGCGAGGCGTACTACAACCGCCCGGTAGAGCAGCGTGATGCCTGGTTGCTGTGGATGGGGCTTTAATGCGAACCGCTTCAGGGAGCAGGTCTATGAGGAGTGAGAACGGCGGGGCGGTATCGCAGTTGAATAGTAAAACCAGCCTTTATCGTGGCTTTACTATTCTGAAGCTCCCGCGCAAAAAACCATATAGCCGCCAGCGGTATCAGGTTACGCATGGCGGCCATTACTTCGGAATTGATTTTGCGTTAGCTGAAGCCTGCAAAACGATAGACCGAATTATGAATAACAAACGTTTCACCATTCATTAAATAGCCGAGGCAGAAAATGAAAAGAGAATACGCCGACAAAATTAACTCACTGCTGCAATGCTTCCATTTCAATAAAGAGTTTCTGGAATGGAACCACGATTATTCACATCAACTTTTACGCCACGGTGTATCCCACCTTTACCACTTCGCTATGCTCCAGGGCGAGAATGATGAAGCCACGCTGGAAGAACTTCGCAACATCATTATCTCGATCACCAATGGCGATATCCCGAAGCCATACGACCTTTCATCAATCGACGATAATCAGCCAAAGTCGGAAGGTAAGACCCTGATGTTTATTCAGCCTGCAGCCGTATCCATCGAGGCAACACCAGAAATGATTTACCAGCTTAAGCAGGTGATGGCAGATATCCCAGCAAAACTAAAGAACACATCCCTCTACAGCCGATAAGCGGGGCACACCATGTTCACCGAAGAGAAAACTTCATGGGCACAGGAAATGCTGATCCGCGAGGCAGTAGAGAACGCAGAGCAGGGTTTTACTGTTCACCTGAAAAATGGTTGCGTCATTGGCGTACCAGCAAACAGCCCGTCAATTGATTTAATTATTTACGGTCTGGAAAAAGAAATTCGCGGTAATCATGCGCGCGCGCGAATAACCTTTATTGATTTTCTGTATCACTGGCACGAAAGGTTATTCAAGCTGGCTAAAAGAAAGCCGCGCCCTAACCACTAATTAACCAGCATTAAAAATAACGGCATTCATTTTGCCGGGGATTCGTTTTGCCTTTTTCAGGAGGTCGCATGTCGATCACGTCAATAAAACTGGATGGCGGAATTAGCGATTCAGAGTTTGTGGAAATAAGCACCAACGCACGGAAACGCGAACGCGCCCACCTGCTGGGCCTGCTGCGCATTTTCATCGGTCAGCTGAAAAAGGAAAGCGCCACCCCGGAAGAAATTTATTCATCAGTCGAGCGGTGGATTGATAGCCGCGAATTACCAATCAGCGAGGGCAACAAGCAATGAACCACTTAATGATCGATATTGAAACGCTCAGCACCCAACCGAATGCAGTGATTTGCGCGATTGGTGCGGTTTTCTTCGAACCGTCAAACGGGAAAATCGGCCCGTCGTTCTATCAGACCATTGATCCGCGCACCTCTCAGAATCGCGGCGCTCATATCTCCGCCGATACGGTGATGTGGTGGCTCAGGCAGGATAAAGAACCTATTAGCGAGCTGGTAGGCGCGAAGTCGCATGAAATTGAGGTGATGCTGGATTTCGCCAGATTCATTGAAGGCGCGTTCCCTGAAACCACGAAAAAGAATCTGAAGGTCTGGTGCAAGGGCGGTTCGTTTGATTTTCCGATCCTCAAATCTGCCTTTGAGCGCTCATCGCTTGAGGGCGTTCCTATGCTGCCGTGGATTTACTGGAATGAGTGCTGCTTCCGATCGTTGCTGACCGTGGCCGGCGTTATCGGTTATGCCCCCCATCCACGTCGCTCAGTAGCACACAACGCCTTAACCGACGCCATCTATCAGGCCGAGCAAGTTTGCGAGATCTGGCAGCGCCTAACCAACCCGCATCTCGAATCACTGTGAGGGCCGCTATGCATCCGCGTCTCTCCGTCATTTGCAGCGCACCACTACCGGTCTGCAACAGGGCGCTAGCCGCCCTGAAGTGCTTCGCCCGCGGTCAGCGCAATTTCTCCCGCGTCATGCCGCATGCCTATCTCGTGATCCGTATTGGTCGCCGCTGGCGCTTGCTCAGCAAGAACGGCGGCCAGCAGTGGCGGCTTATGACCCACGAAACCTACAACCAGGAATACCGCAAATGAACCGATCACCTGAATACGCCCAGGGTGCATTGGCCGCCCTGCACGAAGCCAAAATCCTCAATCTCGCAAACGCGACACCGCTTGCTGCACTGGAAAGCCCGGAGGCCGCGAAGACCCTCGTTAATCTGATGAATCTGGTGCTTGACCCGCTTATCCAGAAATACACCGTGATGGAGGCGAACCGTGATTAAGTCCCCGATCAAATGGGCGGGCGGTAAAACCCGCGTTATGCCGCAGCTGCTAAAGCACCTCCCGAAAGCTGATTGCCTGATTGAGCCATTCGTTGGCAGCGGTACCGTATTTATGAATACGGAATACCGCCGCTACGTCCTCTGCGATAGCAACCGCGCGCTGATCAATTTCTTTCGCGTATTAACCTCCGACACCGAGAGACTGATCGGCACCGCGCGCGGAATGTTCCTGGGCGGCAACAACGAAGAGCGCTATTACAATCGCCGAGCACTCTTTAACACCACGCTTTGGGACGATACGAGAAATCCTGATAACGCACTGATGTTTGCCGCTTTATTCTTGTACCTGAATCGCCATAGTTTTAACGGGCTATATCGCGTTAATCAGAAGGGTGATCATAACGTCCCGTTCGGGAAATATGCCGCACCTTACTTTCCGGCTGATGAAATGCGCCGCTTTGCCGAAAAGGCCAACGACACAAAAGCCGTTTTCATTGATGGCGATTTTCGTCACACCATCACTGACGTTATGCAACTGGCATATGACGCGGTTATTTACTGCGACCCCCCCTACATCCCGGCTAGCAAAACCGCCAACTTCACCGCTTACGGAAAACCATTTACCACGCTCGATCACCGCGACTTGGTTGCATTGCTGGTAGCTGCAAATCGCCAGCACGGTACCCGCTCGGTGATATCCAACAGCGACACCCCGGAAACCCGCGAGATCTACTCCGCTTTCAATCTCCATGCCTTCAGCGTCCGCCGCTCTGTCAGCGCCAAAAGCCGCGATATGGCCGGTGAAGTGATCGGCGTTCTTCGCGGCGATGCGGGTTGCAACTCTGGCGCATGTGGAGCTTGGACGAGCGCCACTGAACATCTGCGGCCGGCGGCGATATGGATCGGGTTTGACCTGGCCGCCGGATTCGATAACGGGGAGCCATCTGATGAACACGCTTGATGCCGTTGTGACGCGAGTTCTGGATGTTCGTCCATATCGCCATTTCTGGATCGTCGAGGTGGAGGTGTTGAGCTGGGGCCGATACAGCAACACGACCATCATCCGCGATAGCGAAAAAGAAGCCCGCCAGGTTCAACCAGGCGACATGGTGATGATCTGAGGTGCCGCAAATGAACGAAGAAACCAATTACCGCCGCTTCTGGCGCAACACCGTTATCTGTATCGCCCTCTGCTCGCTGCTGTTCTGGCTTCCGATGGGCTATCTCGCCTTTCGTGTTTTCTCTGTGGTGTGGGAGGCGATGTGGCTGCTTATTACAACGAAATAGACCCCCACGCGGCGCAGCACCTGCGCAACCTTATCGACGCCGGCCATATTGCTCCGGGCGTCGTTGATACCCGCTCAATTGAGGATGTAACCCCCAATGACCTTATCGGATTCAATCAGTGCCATTTCTTCGCCGGGATCGGCGGATGGTCGCTTGCCCTGCGTCGCGCAGGATGGCCCGACAATCGCCCCGCATGGACAGCATCATGCCCCTGCCAGCCTTTCAGCCAGGCAGGCAAAGGTCTTGGGTTTGCTGACGAGCGGCACTTATGGCCCTCCGCACATTGGCTTGTCGGCCAGCGCCGCCCTGTCGTGGTCTTTGGCGAGCAATCTGGCAGCGCTGACGCGAACGACTGGATCGACCTTGTACAAGCTGACGTGGAAGCCCTGGGCTATGCCTTCGGGGCGACTGCGTTTCCGTCTGCGAGCGTCGGCGCGCCGCACCAGCGAGACAGAGCTTATTGGGTGGCCGACGCCGATTGCCAGCAATGGGAGGGGCGCGGGGAATTTCAACCGACAGGGGGGGGTAAACCTTCAGACAGCGGCGTTATTATCGGGTTGGCCGACACCGACGGCAACGGACGGGAAGGGCGGTTATCAGGGCGGGCGGATCCGCAACGGGAAGGTATCGACGGACAGGCTGGATGTGGCCGCGCAGCTTGCGGGCTGGCCCACGCCAACCACGAGCAACGACCGCTCTCCATGTCCGCAAGAGGCTATGCGGACGTATCGCGACAATGGAACAAAGATTCAGAAGCGGTTGCAGGATGTTGCGGCGCTGTGCAGCCCGGCCCGGTTAATGGCTTCTGGAGAGATGCTGATTGGCTCCACGGCCGGGATGGATGGTGGCGGCCAGTTAGACCCGGATCATTCCCGTTGGCTGATGGGGTTCCCGCCAGAGTGGGAAGAGTGCGCACCTACGGAAACGCTATCAACATTGAAGCGGCGGCAGCGTTCATAAAATCCTACATGGCAGCGGTGGATTATGTCTGATTCCGCTGCTTTGGCATGGAGATGGAATGCTCCACGGCAGGCCATTAGCCACGACGATACCGAAGATAGCCCTATTGAGTATCTCACCCCAAAAGGCGAGCGTAAGGCGCTCGCCTACGGTGATCTTGTTGACGTCGTTTATCGGGAGCCGCTGCGCCCGCGCGAAGGCGAGGCGCGAGAGGCGTTTAATCGCACAAGGCGTGCTCGCCATCTCCGCCGCCGCGTGCAGGCTCTCCCTGCTTTTATCCGCAAGCGATTCTCTCAGCGACTGGAGTCGCTGGAGCGGCAGGATCCAAAAGCCGCTGTACGCTGGCTGTTTAGCACGTTTGAATGTCATGTATTGCGGCGCGTTGATGCTGTAAACGCCCAATACCTGCCGCAAAGCAACCTCCCCGCAATCTTGTTCCCGCTGCGTGATGATTTTCACTTGCTGCCGTGGGCAGATAAAAAACGCCTGAAACGACTGGCTTATAAGCTCGCTAACCTGATGAAAAGCGAGTTTATGCGCGAGTTTGATTTCCAGTATGAGAAAACCACCGATGTAGAGTTTTCCACGATCTATGCGTATGGCGCGATTGCCAGCAAAGCAACAGCGCTCAACATCGCGATCCCATCATGGGGAAGGTATTGCGATGAGAAGCTGGAGGCTGAAGAAGCGCTGCGCGCCGTCGCGCGCCTTCAGTCGGAAAAGTGGTGGTTAAGTAAAATCCGCAAAATACATGACCGCTGGCGTGAGCACCTCATGATAGCCACCGGCTACGTCAGCAAAATAGCATCACCGTATTGCTCCGATCCCTGCTTCAGAGAGTGGATAGCCCAGAAAAAGGCAAACTTTGAATTTCTTCAGGCTATGGAGCTGGAAGACCAGGATACAGGCGAGCGCACCTCTTTGCTTGATAAAGTCATGGGGAGCGCATCGAACCCGAAGATCGCCCGTCACGAGCTGATGGTGCGCATGCGTGGGTTTGAAGATATGGCGAACGATATGGGGTTGGTTGGCATGTTCTACACGCTAACCGCGCCGTCTCGCTATCACTCCACGCACGTAAAATCAGGCAAGCGTAATGACAAATATCGCGACGTCAGCCCGCGCCATACGCAGAAATACCTCTGCAAAGTCTGGGCGCGTGTCCGTGCAAAATGGGGGCGCGAGAAGATACGCACCTTCGGATTTCGTGTTGCCGAACCGCATCACGATGCAACCCCGCACTGGCATCTTTTACTTTTTCTACGTCCTGAAGAGGTGGAGCTTGCCACTGATATTTTTCATGAATATGCACTAAAGGAAGACGGTCACGAACCGGGCGCCGAAGAGTATCGCTTTACCGCAAAACCTATTGAGGCGGAGTACGGTAGCGCAACGGGCTATATCGCGAAGTACATCTCTAAAAATATCGACGGTTACGGCATGGATGGCGAGCTAGACGACGAATCAGGCCAGTCCGTCAAAGAGATGGCAAAGCGCGTACGGGCGTGGGCGTCGCGCTGGAATATCCGCCAGTTTCAACAGATCGGCGGTGCGCCCGTTACTACCTGGCGAGAGCTGCGCCGGTTAGGCAACCGCGAGCTGGTTTTGCACCCCGAAATCGAAGAGGCAAGAGCGGCCGCCGATGCGGCGGACTGGCCGGGGTATAACCATGCTCAGGGTGGCCCGTTAGTATCTCGCGACTGTCTGCGTGTTCGTCTCAGTTACGAATACACCGAAGAAGGCAATGATTATGGTGACACAGTCGCCAAGATAACCGGCGTCTATTGCCCTCTTACCATCCGTGAATCCGTCATTTATACCCGCACCACCGAATACAAAATTGTACCGAAGCGTAAGCCGTCGCCAGTCGAGAATTTGACCTTAGAAGGCCGCGCAGCGGCCCCTCGGAGTTCTGTCAATAACTGTACGGGGCGCGCCGAATCGGACGAAAAACCACCGTCAGAAACGGCGGTGTCAGCTGATAAAACCGCGCCCGACGACAGTTCAGTGACAGAACTTCCGCTGAATATCGATGTTTTGAGGCGATATTCACGCCAGCAAAGGCAGGAGATCACCAGCAGGCTAAGAAAATTCGCCCGAGAAAGTTCAGATCAAGCCTTCACGCGCACCGCGCGCGGCCTGCGCACGTCGATTGATGACGAAACCGCGCTGACATGGGGGCCAAAAGTTACCGCCGCGAAAGATATGAGCCTGACGCCGGAAGAGGCGGAGCGCCGCTGGCGCGAACAGCTGCGGATCGAGGCAGAGCGGCGCGCAGATAACTATGCCGCTGCGGTTGCGGAATATCAGAAGAAAAAAGCCGAGGCCGCATTGCGTCAGGCGCAGCAAAAAGAAGCAACGCAAAAACACGGCATTTCCGAAGAGATGATCGCCAGCATCGGCGCACAGCTGCGCGACTGCCGGATTTTCGTCAGCGATGACGTCGTACGGTCGGTCTCTGGCGGAGCCCGCGTTCGCCACGGTGGCGGCCTGCTCGCAGCGGACAATGGCCGGTTACGTGAAGTGAAGGTATGGCGTGCAGGCGAGAAAGATAAACCAACTTCCGAATACACGGCAGTGCGTGACCTGGTCACGCGTTGGAAGAGTGCCATCAAGCGCAGGACTGAGAAGGATGTGTAGCGAATTATGGGCTATTTTTTCTATTCTCATCCAGGTTTACACCAAGCTCCCTTAGTTTCCGCTCAAGGTCAGTCTTGCTTGATGAATATTCAGCGTGATCTTTTAGCTCTATATGCTCGGAAAATTTTTTCGATACAGGACTATGGTGCGAACTTTTTGTACGGTGACATGAAGATTTATTGTGACGCGTTAAGGCTTCCCATGAAGATTTAACAAGAGCTACAACAATAAAAAGAGCGAAAAAAGATGAGCTTATTGGGATGATGATTCTGAGAAGGGCGTTTCCCACTACATAACAAACAATCAAGCCGACAATAGCAGATAACGCAAGCGTTATTAGCGCCGCCATTTGTTTAAATTTCATGAAAATTACCTAGTATCAAAAATGATATTTAGCGGGGAAGCGTGAATGATAATAGCATTATTCATTTTGCGCAAAAATGCGCAATTTTGCACAATTTTTGAAACGTCGTTTTTACTACGCAGCGCCAGCGCTGGCGGGGCCTGGGCGGCCTGCACAAAGTGCACAAAAAGACGCATGTTTAGCGCGCAGGCGAGGCGGGGGAGTAAGCGCGCGCTTTGGGGGTAGGGAAGGGGTCGGCATACCTCGCCAAAAGCTGCCTGCCGGACGCGCACTTTCGCGGTGCATCCGGCGAGCGCGCAGGCAAAAGCTCGCCAGAATGGCGCTGGCTGTGTCTGGTTGGTGATATGACATTGAGGTGTTGCGGGTTGGCCGACATGGCCGGGAATGGTGGTGCTGCAGGTCGGTACCACACCGCCGGGAATGGCAGCGCGGTACCTTCAGACTACTTCGGGACTTCCAGCAACGCGTAAGGGTTGAAGCGGATCACCTCTTCGCCCAGCCAGTCGTTAACGTGTTTCATCGCCTCCATCACCGGCGTCAGTTCGTTGACCGCGAATACTCGCGCCGCCTTCTCGACGTCGCCGAACGATCCGTTGCCTTCCGGGATCGCACCCATCAGTTGAGGCGGCACGCGGTGAGCCGCGAGCATGTCGTCACGGGTGGAGGACTTCACGCCGACAAACTCATCCTTTGCCGATATCTGGCTGAACGGCAGGATCTGCACGGCGTCTTTGCCGACACCGGGCGCACTCAGCAGGATGTTTTTAAATGCCCCGCCGCGCCGGGTATCGGTCAATGTCTTCTTCAGGTTCTCCAGGCTTTCCCCGTCGGCCACTGCGCTGCTGACGTAGACAATACAGCCGGCATGCGACCCGTTGTCGTAGTAGAGCTTGCGGAACTTGTCGGCAGAGTGGGCCAGGTTGGCCGACAGCAGGCCGGCGAAATACTCCGGCATGCCGTAGATCTCCTGGTGAATGTCGGGGTTGATCACATGGCACACCGAGCCGGTCTCGAACGGGTGATCATCAAGACCGGACTGAATAAACCAGTAGGTGTCGAGGTCAGAACCTCGCCGGGTGTACTTCGCCAGCGAGTTACGAAAACCCATTGGCCCATGCAGGCGGTTGCGACGCATCTCAAGATACGCATTGCCGAACACAAACCAGTCGAGTGCAAAGGCGCTGAACGCCTGGCGCGATAGCAGCTTGTGCGGGATAAAGCACCCGGCCAGCACGTTGCGCTTGAAGAACAGCGCCGACTGATGCCAGCTCGCATAGCCGAACTGGCGGGCCAGTCCGTACCAGCTGATCGGTGTCTCGTAGTACCTGCCGTTGTTGGCGCAGTACATGTTATCCAGCAGGTCATGAGCACCGGTCACCGGCCACGGGCCGTCGAACGTGAACGCGCTCAGGCCGGGGGCTGACTTCAGCGCGTCGGCGAGGTCTGCCTGCTCTCTGGCATACTGCCTGCCGCGCGGGGATTTTCGTCTGCTCATCAGTACTCCATAACAGTCATAGTGTTGCCGCCTTCCTGACCCAGCGGCTCGTTAACGGTGGCGAGCATGGTCGCCCAGGCGAGATCGCCGTGACTCACGCCTCGGGCACGGTCGGTGTCGTAGGTGATGACGCCGCCAGGCGTGACCACCTTGCGCACGGCGCAGAAAGCGGTGATCAGGTCATATTCGCCGCGGTCATACTCCCAGCGGCCGGCGCGAATCAGTTGCAGCATTTTCAGTACCAGCATGCGCTTACTGGCTGGCGAGAACTGGTAGCACACCGCCGCCGGAAAGCGCTTCTTCACGAGCTGGTAAACCGCCTCGCCAATACCGCTGCCGTCGATGCCGATGTGCTGCACGTTGTAGCGCGTGAGCATGTTAATGATCATGGCGGCCTGCGCCTCAAACTCCATGCCGCGCACGCGAATGGTTTCAATGGTGCGGAACTTGCCGCCGGGGATCAGTGGCGCCGCGTTAACAGAGATGGCCCCGCTGTCGCCTTTGCCGCTGGATCCGTTGGGGTCGTAGCCAATCCATACCGGGCGATCGGCCATTGGCCGCATGGCGTAGGGCTTCCAGTCCGGCCACTCGTCGTAACCATCTGCGCCGCAGCTCAGCAACATGTTGTAGTCAAACGCCGTTTCGCCGTTCTTGATGAAGGTGCAGGCGTAGAGGTTGTCGTACTCTTCCGGGCTGTTTTCCTCGCGGATTTCGTCAATGTCAGTCAGATCCCAACCATTATCGACCGCATCCTGCAACGTGACGATCTGGCGCCAGATTTTGTCCGGGCACATCAACCCACTGTTAAGCGTCTTCCAGGACGTGTCGAACTCCACGCGCTTTCCGTGGCTGCGGCCTTTGTTGAAGGCTTCACCCGACCAGAAAGGGTACGCCTCGTGACTCTCCGCTGACGGTGTCGAGAAGTAGGTACGCGTCAATCCCTTCAGGGTCGCCATTGCGCCGGCCACTTTCTTCAGGTTGGCAAACTGCCCGACCCAGAAAAATTCGTCAAAGAACAGGTTGCCGGTATAGGACTGCGCGGTTGCAGCTGACGTGCCGAGAAAGTGCAGCTCCGCGCCGTTGAACAACTGGATCATATCGCCGCCCTTTAGCTCAACATCAACCTCAGCAGCAGCGGCGCGAATAAAGCTGCGGAACTGGTACGCCTGGCGACGGCTGGCCGACAGGAAGATCTGGTTGAGCTGATGCTTGTACTTCACGTCATCAGACAGCGCACGCAGCAGCGCTTCCCGGGCAAAGTACCAGGTTGCGCCAACCTGTCGGCTTTTCAGGATCGCCCGGTTACGGTGGTGATGGTTCTCATACCAGGTTTTCTGATGCCAGTGCAGCGAGTCGATGATATTGGCCCGCAGCGCGGAGATCTGCGCCTCGGAAAAGAAGTTCTGTTTCTTGCGGATCTTCTTCTTCGGCTGCGTCACTGGTGTGCCGTTATCCAGCTTTTTGAGCTGTCGCGTCAGCAGGTCAATTTCCTTGAAGTCGCCACCGGTCTTTGTGTCCTTACTGGTGAGCTGGATCAGTCGTGCATCAATGGACGTCGTGACGCGCTGGATCGGCGGCGCGCTGTCCCATTCGTCACGCTTTTTCCATGAGTAAATCGTGTTCTGATTGATACCCATCAGGCGCGCGATTTCCGCCGGCGGGTATCCCTGCCAGTAGAGCTGCCGCGCACGTTGCATGATGAATGCTTCTTCAATCGCCATTAATCCTCCTCGCTTCCTGCCGGGGAGATTAACCCGCGCGCGCGTGCCCTTTCGCCCGCTTTTGGTTGTGACCGTTCCCTCACAACAACAACGCGTTGAGCGCGTGCGTCACCGCCTGCCATCATCACCGGGAACTCAACCAGATGAGCAAAAGAACATGGCTAATCAGGCAACCACCCGCAAGAAATTTAAGGTCATGACGTCCGGAACAACGGTCGATGGCCGCAATGTCACCCGCGCACAGCTTCATGCGATGGCGGCAGCGTACAACCCGGCAGTCTATGGCGCGCGCGTCAACATTGAGCACTATCTTTCCCCGTTCCCTGACAGTGTATTTAGCGCTATGGGGGATGTTGTTGCTCTGTCCGCTGAGGATATCAACGAAGGCCCGCTGACCGGGGAGGCGCATCTCTTTGCAGAGATTGAGCCCACTCAACGCATGAAGGACATGCTGGCCGACGGCAAGAAGGTCTATTCCAGCACCGAAATACACCCCAGCTTCCCGCTGACGAAAGGCCCGTACCTTATGGGGCTGGCGATGACCGACACCCCGGCAAGCCTGGGTACCGATAAGCTGAAATTCACCGCTGAAAAGCGCGCCGAGATCATGCGTTTCAGTTCGCAGGATGCAGAAGTCACCTTGTTTACCGCTTCTTTTGAGGCCGAACTGATGCAGGAAAATCAGAGCCGTAATGATTCAGGTAAGGAATGGTTCTCCCGCGTGATGGGCATTCTCGGCAAGGGTCAGAAAACCGACGATCAGCGTTTTAGCCAGGTGCATCAGGCTGTTGAGGTCGTGGCGCAGTCTCAGGTTGATCTCAGCGAGCAGTTCAGCACCTCCGAACAGGAGCGCCAGCAGGACAAAGCCGCCATCCAGAAGCTGACCACCGACCTTGCCGCGCTGCGTCAGCAGCTTGAAGGGACGGACGGCAACTTCAGCCAGCGCCAGCCAGCGAACGGCGGCGCGAATGCGCAGCTCGCTGACTACTGATATCCATAACGAGAGAACCCGCACATGAGAAACTCCACCCGCAGGCACTTTGATGGTTACGTTGCCCGTCAGGCGCAGCTGAACGGCGTCACCGCCGCCGCCGTCGCGGCGCAATTCAGCGTTGATCCGACCGTGCAGCAGCGCCTTGAAGCGGCCGCGCAGCAGGATGATGCTTTCCTGAAACTGATCAACGTCTTTGGCGTTGAAGAGCAGATCGGGCAGAAAATCCTGATCGGCAGCAAAGGCCCGCTGGCGGGCGTCAACAACAGCACCACCAACCGTCGCAATCCCGGCGCTAACGACCAGATGGACGCGTACAACTATCTGTGCCGCAAAACCAACTACGACTACGCCGTAAGCTATGCGCAGATGGATGCGTGGGCGCATCAGCCGAACTTCCAGCCGCTGATTAGCTCGGCGATGGCCCGTCAGATGTCGCTCGACCGCATCATGATCGGCTTTAACGGTACCAGCTACGCCGACCCGTCAGACCGCGCAGCGAATCCGCTGTTGCAGGATTGTGGTATTGGCTGGCTGCAAAAAATCCGCAACGAAGCGGCGCACCGTCGCATTACCGGTGTGACGATCACTTCGCGCAACCATAACAACGTCATTGTCGCCGAGGGCACCTACGGCAACGTAGCGGCTGCGGTCTATGACGCCAAAAACAGCCTCATGGATGAATGGCATAAGCGCAACCCTGACAACGTGGTGATTTTGTCCGGCGATCTGCTGACAACCAGCAATTTCCCGACCATCAACGCCATGAGCCAGACCAACCCGAACACCGAAATGCTGGCCGGTCAGCTGATTGTGGCGCAGGAACGCGTAGGCAACATGCCGACCTTTATCGCGCCTTACATGCCGGGTAACGCGATCCTCATCACGCCGCTTAAAAACCTCTCGATCTACTACCAGCGCGGCGGTCTGCGCCGGGCGATCAAAGAGGAGTCGGAATACAACCGCGTGGCAACGTACCAGTCTTCGAACGATGACTTCATCGTTGAAGACTACGGCGCCGTGGCCTTTATCGACGGCATCACCTTTGCCGAAGCACCGGGCGGCGAGTAACCGCGCACTGGCGGGCTTCGGCCCGCCGTTAATCGGGGAAGAAACAATGCTGACACCGGCACAAAAACATTTTCAGAGGGTCATGGCTGAACGTCATGGCAAAACCGACGAGCAGTCCGATACCGCCCGGACGGCGCACGAGCAGATCATGCACCGGCTACGCATGGATCAGAGTGCATTAAGGCGAGTGCAGTCTGACCAGGCGAAAGCGGCCATGAAACGCCAGTTGCTACCGCATTACGAGGGCTGGATTGAGGGCACGCTCGATGGCGACAGCGGCCGACAGGATGAGGTGATTGTCACCCTGATGGTCTGGGCGATCGATGCCGGCGACTACGCACTGGCCGCCCGCATTGGCCGCTATGTCGTTACACATGGACTGCTGATGCCCGACCGCTTCAACCGCACCGCTGCAACTGTTCTGGTCGATGAGATTTGCGATCCGATCCTGGTGCAGGTCAAGGCCGACGATACCACCGACGTCACGCCATATCTGGCGGTGCTCGATGACGTTGCGGACTTTACCGCCGGCAGCGATATGCCCGACGTGGTTCGCGCCAAGCTGTGCAAAGCGCGCGCCTTTGCGCTGCGTAACGGCACAACCGAAGAGCAGACCACCGCGCTGGCGCTGCTGCGCCAGGCGCTGACGCTGGACGCGGGCGCCGGGGTGAAAAAAGAGATTGAGCGACTGGCCCGCGTGGTGAAAAAAGCAGCCGCAGCGGCGGGCGCCGGTGGTGACGATAGCACCGATAGCACCGATAGCACCGATGGTGGCGATGGTTCTGCTGGTTCTGATGGTGGTAACGGCGCAGAAGGCATCGGCGATGCTGACGGTGACTCCGCAGCGGACGGCGCAGGCGAAGCTGCAGCATCGTCAGATCCGGCGGTAGCGGCCAGCGCCACAGCGACCAAAACCACCCGCAAAAGCACAACCCGTAAGCCGGCAGCGCGCAAAACAACCACGAAAAAAACGCCTGCTGTCAAAAAATAACCGACTTGCGCCCCGTGCGCTGGCGGCGCGGGCGGAGATCTGCAACGCATTGCGTTTACTTTTCTCCGTCCGCTCACCGCCACCTATTCAGGAGACGACGCGATGAGCCTTGTAGCCGGTCGCACTGTTACCCCCTCCTCGGAGGATGTGCCGGACACGGACGACGGTGGCGAGAAAGTCACCGCCGGGACGTTCTGGCCGGAAATCGCCCTGAGCGATGTGCGCATGGAGATGCGCATCAATGGCGCGGTGACCACCTCGCGTCTGAAGCAAGCCGTTATTGAAGGCGTATCCCACACCCTCGATCAGCTCGCTGACTGGCAGGCAGCTCAGCTGGCAGCGGGTTACGCCAGTCTTGCCGACGTACCCGCGGTCAAGGTGAACAGCGAGAGCGTGAAGGTTCATCGCTACCGCCGCGCGGTATTCAGCATCGCCCGTGCGCATATCCTCGGCACTAACCGGGACGTGGATACCACCGGTGATGCGGGCGAGAAACGCGCCGTCGCGCTGGCTTCACAGGCCGACGATATGTGGCGCGATGCGCGCTGGGCGATATCCGACATTCGCGGCACCGTGCGCAATACTGCGGAGGCGTTCTGATGAAAGTGAAAGCATTGCAGGGCGATACCGTGGATTTGCTGTGCCAGCGGCACTACGGCACCACGCAGGGCGTGACTGAGGTAGTCCTCGCCGCTAACAAAGCGCTGGCCGGTCAGATCTTTCTCGACGCCGGCCAGGTGGTGGAACTGCCGGAAATCAGCGCCACCGCGACACAGGAGACCGTGCAGCTATGGAGCTGATTAATCGTATCTGGAATGGCGTGACGTACTCCTGGTCAACGTTTCTGACGGGAGTTGGCGTCATGACGCAAAAGGACTGGCTCACCGCCGCCGGCATCCTGATTGGTATCGCCGCCGCTGCGCTGGGCGAGATGCACCGCCGCCGGATGGCGCGCATTCAGGAGACCAATAACACGCTGCTGAACGAACTGATCGACGCCATCCGCGACGACACCGAGAACCGCCAGGACGTTAAAGAATTGATCCGCACTATCCGGGAGGCACCGCGATGAAAAAGGGGATTATTGCCTGCTCCATCGCCGCGATCATCTCACTGGCCGCCACGTTGTGGCCGCAGGCGCTGCGAACCAGCCCGGAAGCACAGCTGAAGATGGCGAAGTATGAGGACTGCCGTAAGACCCCGTACTACTGCCCGGCGGGCGTGCTGACGGTAGGCCTTGGTTCCACCTCAAAGGTGGAGGATCGCCAGTACGCCGAGGGCGAGATCGCCGAGCGATGGGTTAACGACCTCCTGCGTGCTGAGAAATGCGTTAACCGTGAATTTAACGGTGCCGCTGCGCCGCAGAAAGTCTTCGAGGGCATGACCGACGGCACGTTTAACGTCGGCTGCACCGGGCTGGGCTGGTACACCAACAGCAAGGGCCGGAAGGTACGAACCACCCTCTGGCGCGACGCACAGGCGGGCAACTGGAAGGGCGTCTGCGAACGACTGAAGGACTTTGTGAACTCCGGCGGCAAGCGTTTGCAGGGGCTGGTCAACCGCCGGGAAGAGTTCAGAGCCTGGTGCTTATCTGATCCGGCACTGAAGGGGGCGAAATGAAAGCGACAGCCATTCTTGCCATCGTGATGTTTGCCCTGCTGATCGCCGCCGTCAGCGGCCTTGCGTGGCAAAGCCATAAGCGCGAACAGGCAGAGAAATCACTTACCGGCACCCGGGAAGAACTGAAGCAAACCGGCGATGTGCTGACCGAGGTCAGGGCGCTGCGCCAGGACGTCAGCTTAGTTGAAGCCAGGCTGAAAACACTAAACCAGCAGCGCACCGTAACGGGAGAGCACCGACGTGAAAACATCAAAACCGCACTGGCCGGTGACCCCTGCGCTGTTGGTCCTGTGCGCGCTACTGTCGCTGACGGCCTGTACCAACGAGCTGAAGAAATCAGCGCCGCAGATTATTCAGGAGCCCTTGCCCGAAAGCCTGACGGCAAAAACTGACGTTCCGCCACCACCGGCCAGGCCGATGACGTGGGGCGGACTGGCTGTCTGGACGGACGCATTACTTGACGCGCTGGATACCTGCAACGCCGATAAGGCGGGCATTCGTGAACTGGAACTGCGGCGTATCGCCAGGGGGATAAAGTGAAAAAAGCTGAACTGCTGCGCGCTGCGCTGATTGCCGGTAACACCTGGTGCAAAGCCAACCCGGAACAAATCACGATCTGGGTGGAGAAAGGTCACATCCAGATTGAGGCGACCGGCGAAGCGTCGTTCATGTACCACTACACCATTCAGGTGCTGGCGATGGATTTCCCCGGCCAGGTTGACGATCTCATGCTGCCGTTGCTGGCGTGGGTATGGCAGCAGCAGCCCGATCTGCTGCTGAATCCCGACAATAACCGCAAGGTGGAGTTTGACGCCGAGATCGTCAATGACGACGTCGCGGACATTCTGTTTAAGGTGCCGGTCTGGGAGCGCGTCATGGTGACCAGCGAAAGCGGCACACCGAAGGCGGAGCATCTGGCCGAGTCGCGGCCGCGTTTCAACGGTGGCGAGTGGGAAATGGTCTTTGATCCGGAGTCCGGGGGCGCGCTGGCATGAGCAACAATCCGTCGTTTCATCAGCTTGATGAGGTGTTTGCGGCCATTCTGGAAGGGGCGTCCGTACAAGGCCGCCTGCGCATGGCCAGAGGTATGGCTACGATGCTGCGCCAGAGCCAGAGCCGGCGCATCGGAAAGCAGGAAGATCCGGATGGCACGAAATATGAAGGTCGCCGCCGCAAGGTGCTGCGCGCGCGCGCAGGCATCAAATTCATGTGGCAGGGGCAGGAAAGAAACCTGCGCAACTGGCGCACAACCCGCAGCAGGCGGGGGCGCATGCTGAGCGGTTTTGACGTGGAGCGCGGGGGGCAGAGGTCATTCTATCGCGAGGATATTGAGCGTTATCTCGATATCAACCTGAGTGAAACTCGCCGTAATACCACTACGGCCGAGCCGATGTTCCGTCGCCTGAGAACTGCGCGCTTCCTGAAGTCGCGCGCCACGGCTGATGGCGTTGAAGTAGGCTATTCCGGCGTTGCTGCGCGTATCGCCAGAGCACACCAGGAAGGGCTACGCGATCGCATTAATGACAGCGGTGCAACGGCGGACTACCCGCGACGCGAGCTACTGGGCCTGAGTAAAGCTGACCGCACGGCCATTTTCCGCCACGTGATCAACTCGCTGGAGGGGCGCTGATGGATATTGCCGAGCTGATTCGCCTGCTGGAGAACGTCGTGCGCACTGGCACAGTGACGGAGATCGACGAGGGCAAATGGCGCGTTCGCGTGCAAAGCGGCGCGCTGGAAACCACCTGGCTACGCTGGAACGCGCAGCGGGCCGGGGCGTTTAAGGTCTGGGTACCACCGACCATCGGCGAGCAGGTCTGGTTCCTGTGCCTGGGCGGTAATACCGACGTTGCCTTTATCGGCGGGAGTCTGTACAGCGCCGACAACCCGGCGCCGGGTGCATCGCGTAACGAGATGGTGGTGATCGCTCCGGACGGGGCGAAGTTTCGCTATGACGCGGAGGTGGGCGCATTGCAGGTGAAGGGTATTAAATCCGCCGCGGTTGAGGCGTCAGTCAAAATCACGCTGGACACGCCGGAGGTGGAGTGCACCAACCTGCTGACCACCAAAAATCTGAACGTCACCGAAGGCGGTGAGATGCATGGCGATATCACCCATACCGGCGGAGCGTTCACCTCTAACGGGGTACAGGTGGATGATCACAATCACGGCGAGGTTGAGCGCGGTGGCGACTGGACGGTGGGCACAAAATGACAGAACGCTATCGCGGTATGAATGCGACTGGTACCGGGACGTTGACCGATGAGGATCACGTGTGGCAGTCCGTGGGCGATATTCTGCTGACGCCGGTTAATACGCGCATCATGCGCCGCAATTACGGCTCGCTGTGCCCGGATCTGATCGACAGCCCGCAAAACGATGTGACGCGCCTGCAACTGATGAGCGCCGCGGTGATTGCGCTGGCGGCCTGGGAACCACGTATCGCGCTGGATGCAATCAATATCGTGTATTCGGCATCGGGCGCCGTGACGGCGGAGTTATCGGGGATGCTGACGGAAAGTATGGAGAAGAGCACCAGATCAGTGATGTTAAGGAGCGCCAGTAATGCCGACAATTGACCTCTCGCAGCTGCCGCAGCCGACCATTATCGAAGAGCTGGATTTTGAAGAGATCCTGATCGAGGTGAAGGCGGTGATGGTGGCCGCCTATCCGGTCGACCAGCAGACCGCAGTGATTGCCGCATTAGCTCTGGAATCCGAGCCGCTGAATGTTATCGCTCAGGCGATAGCATATCGCGAGATGCTGCTGCGCCAGCGCATTAACGAAGGGGCGGCCGCCAGCATGCTGAGTCATGCTACTGGAGACGACCTGGATAACATCGCGGCCAACCTGGACACGGAACGCCTGGTGATTACCGAAGCGACGGATACCGCCGACGCCGTGATGGAAAGTGATGAAGCGCTCCGCCTGCGTGCGCAAGCTGCGTTCGAGGGGATGAGCGTCGCCGGGCCGTCGGCTGCCTATGAGTATTTCGCCAGAAGTGCCAGCGGTAAAGTTGCTGACGCCAAAGCATCCAGCCCGGCCCCGGCGGAGGTGGTGGTTGCCGTACTGTCTACCGAAGGTGACGGCACCGCATCGCCGGAGCTGTTGGCCGCCGTTGCAGAGGCGGTAAATGATGAAGACGCCCGCCCGATAGGGGATCGGGTCACGGTGCGCAGCGCTGAGATCGTGGATTACGGAATCGACGTCACGCTCTACCTGTATCCGGGGCCGGAATCAGAGCCGATTATCAACGCCGCCGACGCCTCACTGCAAAAACTCCTGAAGCAGAACGATAAGAAAATCAGCCGCGACGTGGCGCGCTCCGCGATCTCCGCAGCGGTACATGTTCAGGGCGTGCAACGGGTAGAGGTTAATTTGCCGCCGGTCGATATCAAAATCAGCGATATCCAGGCGGCCCGCAATATCGGCTACCACATCGAAAACGGCGGGACGGATGAATAACACTCTTCTTCCCCCGTCAGCCAGCGCATGGATGCGCAGCGCTGAGGCCTCTACGGCGAAGTTATCCGGGATTACGGTTGCCATCCGCACCCTGTGGACGCCCACCGCCTGCCCGGTTGATTTGCTGCCGTATCTGGCCTGGGCGCTTTCGGTGGATAGGTGGGATAAAGATTGGCCGGCAGAGCGAAAAATTGCTGCTATCCAGCGTTCCTACTGGCTACACCGCCGGAAAGGTACCCGCGCAGCAGTGCGGCGCGTGATTGAGGACATGGGTTTTTCTGCCACATTCGCGGAGTGGTTCGACGTCGACGACGAGCCGGGCACGTTCCGGCTTGAGGTGGATGTTAACGAGGTTGGACTGACGCCAAAAACGCTGGACGAATTAAACCGCCTGATTGGTGACGCAAAGCCGGTAAGTCGGCACCTGACGCAGTTAACGATCGCAACCAGCGCCAGAGGGGATGCGTGGGTGGGCGTAGCTGTATTTGATGGGGAAGCGATGACGGTTTATCCGCCGGGGTATGAACCGGACGACAGCATTTATTTTGACGGCATAGCCAATTACGACGAAACCTATTATTACACCGGGAATAAATATGGCAAAAGTGAATGAAGTATCTATCTGGGAAAATGATATTTACCAGATTGAGCGAGGGGATAAAGTTGCAGGTGGGCCTGGGGGAGCGGCTAACCTGGCCGCATCACAGCTTGCTAACAGAACGCTCTTCCTCCGTGATTCTCTGGAGGCTATTTCTACAGGGATGCAACCTTATGCTAACAAAGAAAAGGCGATCGCGGACCTAGTTGCCGGTAAGCTTTCAGAAGGAGACAGGGTTTCCGTTCGCTCTGATGAGGGGGGCGTATGGATAGATGAATATGTCGTTGCTAATGGCGGACTGGTCAAAACAGGGAAAAGCCTGATTACTCAACAGGCCATCACTGACATTATCCAGATGATTTATAACGACACTGCCGGGCAGTCTCACGGAGCTAACCTTTTTGACAGTGGTAAAGCAAAAGAGGGGGCGTTTATTAATGAACTCGGCGGCCTGTCTGACAACGCAGCATATTTTGCCAGTGATCGAATCCCGGTATTAAGTAATGAAAAATATGTGTTTTCCATAAATGTCGCTCACCTGGCATTTTACGATATTAACGGAAATATGCTTTCAAGATTGACCGGAATTATCGCGGGTCAGCCATTCACCACACCAGTGAACACCTTCAGTCTTGCATTCTCCCAGACGCTCAGCACTGGAAAGGGGGGGCAGATGCTGGTCAAAGGTGAATCTGCGCCTGACAGCTATCGCTCTTTTGGCGCAGTAGATGCGGCTACAGCAAAAAAAGCCGCCATGACCGGAGCGTTAGACGCTGATTACAGACTCAGCCCACTGATGCGCAACCTGTTTGACAAAAATCGTGTCAACGAAGGATATGCGCTGTCAACGAATGGAACGCTGACCCCAAACGTCGCGTATTTTGTAACGGATTACATTCCGGTAATGCCGGGGGCTGAATACATTCTTTCGTCAGGGACGCAGGTGCTCTGTTTTTATGACCAGGACATGGCAAAAACCAGCCATATCTCCATTGGTTCAGCCACTGCATTTACGGTACCGGAGGGTTCGTTTTATCTGAGGTTTCAAAGCACCCCCCTTGCTGCAAAAGATGCCCTGATGCTGATTCGAGGCACTACGCTGCCGTCTGCCTATATCGGATTCGGGACGTTGACAACCGCGGAGGTCACTACGCTTTCACAGGGAATAGCGTGGGGGGTTTTGGATGGCAACATGCCTGTGGGACGGAATATGTTTAACAAGGACGCCACGCTTGATAATTACGCGTTGTCAACTACAGGAGCGCCCTATGCGGCGGCCGGATATTTTGTTACGCCATTTATCCCGGTAAAACCAAACACGCAGTATATCGCCAGCCGTGCATCCGGTGTGGTCGTCTATTTCGACATCAACAAAACCAAAATTTCAAATACGACATTTGCAGCCAACACGGCATTCACCACACCTGAGGGGGCGGTGTACGTACGTTTTCAGGTTTTCGGCCTCGCTGATAAAAACACTCTGATGCTGATTGAGGGAGCAACACTCCCCACATCCTACCTGTCATTTGGTTCGCCGACGTCAACTTACGTCGATACGCAGGCGCTGAGCGTCGCGCGCTCGGTGGCACTTTCACTGCAAAAAGTGGCAGTTAATCTCTATAACAGTGAATTAGCGCAACTCAATACTGCAGTGTCGTATCAGACAGGCGGAACATCGGCTGCGCCGGGTTATTTTGCCACGCCGAAAATGATGGTTGTTCCCGGGGATTACTTTGTATCGAACTACGGCTCAGGTAGTGGCGCGTTCTACAGGCTCGACGGCACGTTTCACAGCGGCTTCCAGAATCTTGTCGCCAACACGCCGTATGCTGTTCCTGACAATGCATATTTCGTTCGGTTCCAGGTCTACAACCTGACACGCGTTGACGGCCTGATGGTAACGCCTGGTCAAACCGTCCCGTCAGGGTATATCCCTTTCGGTGGGCAAACTCAGGAATTGCCGTGGCAAGGGAAAAAGCGTATCGATCTTGGGGACAGTATTACCAACACTGGTAACTTCATTGCTCCCCTGAATACCTACACAGGAATGATTGCGCTGGCAAATTATGGTGTGCCAGGCCAGGGGGTAAGAACCATGGTGGACTCTCTGAATGAAACCACAATAGCGTCAGCTGATTTCATTTCAATCCTGGGCGGAACAAACGATTACGGCGGGAATCGCCGTCTAGGGACAATTGCAGACGCCAGAGCGGATTATGATGATACGACGGTTAAATCGTTTTATTACGATGTGTTTTACGTTCTGGACAAAATCTACTCTCTTAAACCTAATGTGCGAGTGATGTTCAGCACACCGCTCAAGCGCGGGGCGTTTGAGAATCAGCCAGTTTACCCAGCAGCTAACTCTGCCGGATTTACCCTGCCGCAGTACGTTCAGGCCATCAAAGAGGTGTGCTCACTGTTCAGCGTACCGGTATGTGATTTGTTTAATGAATCCGGAATAAATCTGCTTAACATTGCAACATATACCGGCGATAACTTGCACCCGAACGCCGATGGCGGGAAGTTGATGGCACGCCGGATGGCTTCAGTAATTAACGGCCTGTAGGGCAGGGAGAATAAATGAGCGTAAAAACGTACAGCGCTATTCTGACCCGCGCAGGTACTGAGGCATTGGCCGCCGCTGCATTAAGTGGGGAGCCCGTTCGCTTTAAATTTATGGCGGTTGGCGATGGATCATTGGATCCAGATCCGGAAAGGACAGGCCTGGCCAATGAGGTTTATCGTTCGGAGCTGAACAGGGTAATTATCGCTGACCAGCCTGCTAATGTTATTCGAACAGAAATGATCATACTTCCTCAGGTTGGCGGTTTCTGGCTCCGAGAGGCGGCACTTTATGACGAGGACGGGGACTGTCTGGCGGTTGCCAGCCTGCCGGAGTCCTACAAACCCCTGCTTGCCGAGGGATCGGGAAGGCTACAATCGGTAAATCTATACATCGCCGTCAGTAGTACCTCTGATGTGGAACTGAAAGCCGATCCGTCGGTCATTCTCGCGACGGTTGAAGAGGTGAACAAGGCTAAGGCGGAGGCAAAGGATTACACCGATGAGGTGGCTGGAGCGCTGGATATCAATATTCAGCAGGCCATTACCGACGCCATAGCAGCAGCAAGGCGTGACTTCTGGGAAGAAGAAAACCCACCAGGAACGGTGCGCTTCTTCGCGCAGAATATCGATCCGAATGAGAAGTGGCCGTGGTCAGAATGGGTGTACACCGGCGAGAATAAAACAATTCGCGTCGGAAAAGCTGACGGCTCAAATGTCGGGCAGACCGGCGGCAGCGATAACGTCACGCTACAGCGGGCCAACCTGCCCGCCGTTCAGATTAACGTCAACGGCGAAACCAGCGAGTTACCTGCACATGAGTTGACAACCAGGGGCGCCGGTAGGCACAAACATCAGGGGGGAATGGCGGCGCCGGGTGAGGCATGGGACGGGGATTATATTGTCGGCTCCGATAATGACAGCCATCGCACACGCAATAACACCAGTGAAGCTGACGATCATACCCATGTTATTGACGTCCAGGCCCACAAACACAATACCACCGGCAAAACCGATAACCTCGGCGAGGGTGCATCGTTCAGCGTAGTCGAGGCTCACACATTGCTGATGTGCTGGGCGCGGGTGGCGTAGTATCGAGTACCGTCAAAATTAACCGTGCTGCAGGTCGTCAGAAGTGGCGGTGCGGTACCGTCATGGTCAGAAATGGCAATGTTTGCCGGAAGTGAAAGCCCCTCAGGTGAGGGGCTTTTTGTAGGTTAAAACAGGCTATTCAGCGAGTCTGAGACGGAGTTAACTGCCTTCGTTGCGCTCGATCGCAGGTCTGAGAGCACATCGCCGACAGACGATGATTGCAGCTTCTCCCGAAAATCCGAATCAGCGCGATTCAGGGTGAGTGTAAATTCAATTTTCTTTGCGTTGCCGTATCGGTCAAACTCCGCTCTTCCTTCCTCCAGACGCGCCAGCACGTACATCCCGTAAATGCGACCGTCACCTTCAATCAGCGGCCAGGGGCGACCGGTAAAGCCGATCGTTCGCAGGGCTGCCAGCGATAAATTCCCGCCGGTTATCTCGGGGTAGAGCACCCCGGACAGGGTGATCGTGTCGTCACCAGGCCCGATATACTGCCAGCCCGCCGACTGATTGACCCGGTCATTCTTAACGTGACGCCACTCCTGCGAGTGCCGCAGCTGCTGATAAGGGACAGTACGCAGCGTAAAAACAAACATCCCGAATACCATCATCATAAAAAACCTCCTTACTCCCGATCGCGGAATGAGCCACGGTTAGTTTTGCGGGTGCCGGCCATTGCATCGCGCACGGCGTTGCGAACCATCTTTTCAAGCTCCTGATCCGAACGCTTGCCGACGTCGTTAAAGACCAGCTGGAAGAACGGCACCGCACCCGAAGCCGCGGCGACCGGCGCAGACGTCGCCCCCTGTGTCGCCGTCGGTACCGACAGCACGCCGCCGGCCGCCGCCGCAGACACGCGCGGCACAGGCTGCGGAATAATCCGCGCCTCCTGATAAGCGCCACGCAGCGCCAGTGCGCGCGGCAGGTTTTTAAAGACAATATCCCCGGGGCCGACTTTCTTCGTGTTATTGGCCGTTGCTTTGGTATTCGTATCGATGTTTTTCAGGTGGCCCTGAACGCCCGTGATAACTGGAGGCTTACTTCCCCCGACCGGCTTTGACACCGTCGCCTGACCCAAGGGGAGCTGATGCCCGGCCAGCGCCGCCGCCGAAGCCTCCAGTTCGCGCTGTGCCTGACTGGCCTTCTCAGCCTGCTGTCTGGCTCTCTCAATCCCGTCAGGGATAACATCCAGTTTTTCAAGCAGCCAGCCCACTCCATTCATTAGCTGTTGAAGCGGCCAAAGCATAAAGCCGAGCGCCATTGTCATTACCCGCCCGAAGGTTTCCCCTGCGGAGGCGCACTTATCCAGCGTATCCTTGCTGGTCTGCATCGGACTTAACAGGTTTTTGAACCATTCCCATACCGCTTTGATGCCGCTACCCAGCGCAGAAAATACCGGTATCAGTGACGAGAATGCATTTCTGAAGGGGGCCAGTTCCTGCCAGACTCCACGGAGGAAGCCGCCAAAGAATGCCTTAATGGGCTCCCAGAATTTCCAAATAATCAGCCCTGCTGCGATAAACGCCAGCGCAATCAGTCCGGGGATGCCGAGTAGTGTTGCAAGGATGATGCGCGTCCCGGAAAGAACCAGATTGAGCCTGGCAATACTGGAGGTCGCAGCGATAGAGGACAGGCCGATCATGCTGATAGCAAGCTTGAGCTTAGCGAACGGGCCAAGTATGAAGCTGGCAACCAGACTTGCCACACCAATCACACCAACCAGCGATACCAGCGCGGCAGTGACAAGTACAAGCGTCTTTGTGAGTCCGGGGTTTTCTTTGACCCATGCCCGCAGGCTGTTAACGCTGGCCGTAATCGCCTGCACAAGAGAACGAAGGCTTTTATCCATTCCCGTCAGCACTTCCGTGCGCAGTCCGTCAAACGCACCACCCAGCTTGCCGATATCGCCGGGCAGGTTGTCGCGCAGGGTATCGCCCAGCCTGTCGGCGCTTCCCCTGGTATCACCGAGGCGATTAGAAACATTCGCCAACGCCGAAAGAAACGCCGGGATCTGGTCTATAGACAGGTCTTCAATCGGGGTACCAAAAAGCGAAATCGCGGCATTAGCCCGCGTCGCCGGATCCTGAATGGACAGCAGCCCTTTTGCGGTCTTCTCCATCGCCTTACGCGCACTTTCGCCGCCGGTGGCTATTGCCGATGACATGGCTGCCGCGTCAAGACCGATTGCCTTGTAGGCGCTGACGCTGTTTTTTGACATGTCAGAGCCGCGAATGCTGAATTCCTTGATGGCATCCCCGGTCTTATCCAGCGCGAACTTACCCTGCTGCGCCATATTGACCAGCAGCGACATGGCTTCCGCACCGGTAAAGCCCATATTGCGGAAGTGGGTAGAATATTCGTGAAGGATTTCCGGCATCTCGCCGCGCATCTGCGTGGAAACGCGCTGCATGCCCGACGTGATAAGGTCGAATGCCTCATCACTGCTGCGGGCGAGCCCGTTTTTCATCATGATCGCCGCCATCTGGATATGTTCCGTCATATCCCCGCCGAGGGCGGCTTGCAGATCCAGCGCCTTGCGGGAGATGCGTGTCAACTCTTCGTCACCCACCGCGCCGAGCGCACCCAGCGTACTGCGAACGCCCGCCACCGCCTCAGAGATGCGAGCCAGATCGCGACTGACGCCAGCGGCGTTAATGTCCTGAATAATGCGGGAGTAGCGACCGCCGGATGCTGCGCCCTCGCCATTCTGAGCGGCAATAACGGAGGCGTGCTCCTGAGTCTGAATTTGTGGCGCCATCAGCCGCGAACCCAGATAGAACCCCCCTGCGCTCGCCGCAGTCATCGCCAGTCCAGCACCGCGCATCTTGCCGGCGATCTCTTTTGCCCGGTCATACTGCATACGCGCCTGCGTGGCTGCCGCGAGCTGGCGACGTTCACGCTCAAGGGCCTGGTTATATTGCTCGGTTCGGCGAATGGCGCTGGCAATGGTCTGACTGCCGCCAGCAAGGGAAACGCCGTGGCGACGGAGCGCCTCGGAGGCTCCCCGGAGGCTTTCGGTCTCTTTATCGCGTCGGACTTTAAGGCGATCCAGCTTCGCCGCGAGATCGGTCATCTGCTGGCGCTGCTTATCCGTCAGTGTCGCACCTGACCGTTGGGCTTGCTTCAGTCCTTCCAGCGTGCGGGTGGTGTCGTCGATAGTGCGGGAGGTTTTTTTAACGCTGTCGCGTAGACGGTTGAAGGCGGCAGATTGCCGCTCAACCTCTTTGATTGAACCCTGCGTCTGTTTGAGGGAGTCCGAAAGGCCGCCAATCGCTTTGCTAGCGGCACTGACCGGGCGGGTGAGCTTATCAATAGCACTGAACGCAACGCGAATACTAAGATCCATCGTCGTCATCCTCCTGTTCATGGTTGCCGCTTCTGATGGCCGCCTTCTCGCGCCAGGCCATCAGCTCGCGCAGCTCCATGCCGTACATCTCGGAGGGCGGCCAGTGAAAAATAACTGCAATGTCGGCGATCAGATCGTCGACGTCAGAAAATACCGCCTCTCTTATTCGCTCCCCATCTCCGCCCCGTTCGGTACGGACGGCGCCGGTTTCGTCAAAAAAGGCGTGATCTCTTCGCACAGGGCGGTGAAGTCACCGGTTGCCAGCGCGGCAATTTCGGTGCTGGTCAGCTGCGGATTGGTGGTGCGCGTCAGCAGGGTGGAGACCGCATCAAAATCGAAGTTCAGCACATCAACCAGACGCAGACCACGCAGCGATCCCGCCTGTTTGATAGTGTCGGTGATAGTGATGGTGATAATTTCCTGATCGCCGCGCTTAACCGGCTTACTGAGAATAACGGACATAGCATTTTCTCCGGGCGGCCAGCAGGCCGCCTTAAAGGTGAGTAAAAAGGGTTATCAGCTGCCGAGGCCCAGCGCCGACATAATGCGATCCGGGTAGAGATTTTCCCCGTTGCGCTTGTAGATAAAGTTCAGCAGGTCGATTTCCAGCAGCGGCTTATCGTCTACCGACTCTTTGTAGTAGGTATTTTTGATCGCGTAGGTGTGATTGGTGTCATCACCCTGTTTCGCATCACCCGGATCGATTTCGGTGATGCGGCCACGCATCTCAACCTCCAGCAATGAGCTGGTCCCGCCGCTGTAAATCTCACCAACAAAACGCAGGCGCACTTCGTCGATATCGCCGCCATATTTCAGGATCAGCGTCTCGACCACGCCGCCGACCACCATCGATGCATCCAGCGCCCCGGAGTCAAGACCCAGATCTACCGCAACCGAGCCGACCATACCGCCACCCTGGTAGTCTTCCGTTTTCCGGGTGAGCTTCGGGAGCGTGACGCTCGGCACTTTCCCGATGAAGTTTTCCCCGTCAACAAAGAGGGTAAACAGCCGGAGTTTTTTCGGAATAGCCACTATTCACCTCCCAGCGATGCAAAAGCGGATTCGTAATACTGATCGGTGAACGTCTGGATCATCGTCAGGTCTTCCAACGGCGGTACCGGGCTGTAGTTGTAGCGCACGATGGCCTTACCCTGCCGCAGGCCAACGGTTGGGTTATCGACGATATCAAACCAGCACGCTGCGCCAATCAGCTTGCCGGCGGTAACCAGCGCCTGAAGCTTGGCGTTAATGCCGCTTACCACGTCTTTCACGTTCGCAGGCGTCAGCGGGGTATCCACGGTGGTGAACTGCGCTTCTGCGATGCTGTCCGCCAGAATCTGCGCGGTTCGTGTGTACACCTCGAAAATGAATTCTTCGGTTTCGGTGGTGCGGTTGCCCCAGAAGCGGAAACCGTCGCGCTTAATCAGCGTGGTGATCTCGTTGGCGTTCAGCTCGTTGGCGTCAGAGTCTTCCGCCTGCAACGCCCAGAACACGTCCTTCGCAATCCCCAGCACGTTTTTGACCGGCACGTTAGACAGTGATTTATGCCAGCCCTGCTCGTTGTCGATAAGCGCCCGCAGACCCAGCGCATACGCCACGGCCGGGAATTCTTCATTCACACCGGTCAGCGGGTTATAGGCGATGAAGTTCGGCCAGATCAGCATTCCCTCGCGCTCCGCAAACGTCTCGCGGTAGGTTTTCGCCTCCGCGATGGTGTCGCAGCCGTCGCAGTAGCTGTATGAGAACGCCCGCAGCTGCTTCGCGATAACCCGCAGCTGCGCGGTCACTTCGGCGGTGTCGTACTCCGGAATGCCGAGAATGCGAGGGCGATAGCCGGTTTTCTGCTCCGCCGTCAGAAAGGCAAACATACCGGTGTAACTGCCGTCTGCCTGCGTGCCGCCGATAATCAGCTGCGACTGCGTCGGCTCATCCTCCCCGACCTTAGCCTCAGCAACGCGCACAACGATAACGCGGGTGCTGACCTGGTCGGAAATGGCCTTCAGCGATTTGTAGAGCGAGCCTGTTTTACCTGCTTTGCCTAGTACGCTGATAACACGCGTCACCAGCACCGGGGTGTTAAGTGGAAAAGTGAGAGGGTCGGCGTCTTCGGCTACCGCAACCAGACCAATGACCGTTGAATCAATGTCATTGATCGCGGTCTGGAGGTCGGTATTTTCCTTGACGCGCGCCCCGTGAAAAAAGTTGTCGGTCATACTCTACCGCCATCATGTTGAGTGAGTTCGCGGTCATCATCGCCGGGATGGCGGGCCGCTGTCGTGCATTCAGGGTTGTGACCGGTCTGTCACAACAAAAAGCCATCGCCAGTATCGCGCGCGCATGAAACCATCAACGGCGGGGGAATGCATATGGCACTGACGACAGACACTATCGACAAAGCAAAAGCGCTACTGGACGAAGGGGCGCAGCGATTCCAGGACTATCAGTCCGAACTTTCGCGCGTACCGGCCTTCAGTATCCTGATGGGCGGCAAAACACTGACGCAGCTGGATCCGCGCATTATTTCGCTGGAGCTGACCGACAACCGCGGATTTGAGGCCGACGAGCTGACCATTGCTATCGACGACAGCGACGGATTGATCGAACTGCCGCCGCGTGGTGCCGAGCTGTCGGTATCACTGGGGTGGCAGGGCGAGCCGCTGGTTTACAAAGGGGTTTACACCGTTGACGAGGTCGCCCACTCAGGGCCGCCGGACAGACTGGAGATCACCGCCCGCAGCGCGGATTTTCGGGATGAGTTCAACGTCAAGCGCGAGGTGTCATGGCATGACGTGACGGTTGAGCGCATCGTGTCGGCCATCGCCCGGCGTTACAAACTGACGCCGGTGATTTCCGAGCAGTTGATGAGCGCCGAGATTGATCACGCCGACCAGACCCAGGAAAGTGATATGTCATTTCTGACGAGGATGGCCGAGCTTCTGGGGGCTATCGCCACTGTCAAAAACGGCAGTCTCCTGTTCATCCTGCCGGGTGGCGGCGTCAGCGCGAACGGCAAAGCCCTGCCGCAGTTTGCGATCACCCGCTCCAGTGGCGACCGGCATTCGTTCCGCGTCGCAGACCGTGACGCCTACACCGGCGTGCAGGCGTACTGGCTGGATCTGGAGTTCGGCAAAAAGAAGAAAGTCACCGTCAAGGAACGCAAGAAAAAGACCGAGAAGAAGCCGCGCAGCAGCAGTCGGGAAGGGGATTATATTGCAGGTGAAGACGGCAACGTTTTTGTACTGCGGACAACCTATAGCAGCGAAATAGCCGCCCAGCGGGCCGCTGCGGCAAAGTGGCAGCAGCTCAAACGCGGAGCCGCCGAATTTAATATGACGTTGGCCTACGGCCGCGCAGATCTGTACCCGGAGATGCACGGCACGGTATCGGGATTTAAGACGGATATGAATAATCAGGACTGGATAATTGCGAAGGCCACACACTCGATCGACGACGGCGGATTTAAAACGCAGCTGGAGCTTGAAGCGAAAATACCTGAATGGATTGCAGAAACGGAGTCATAGCAGCCATAATAACGATGAGTTCAACTCCCTCCCGGGAGGCCATCATGTTCAAGTGTCCTATTTGCGGTGCCGTTGCCAAAACGCGCACCAGTCGTCCGTTAAGTAATACCACCGTCCGGCATTATCACCAGTGCCAGAACTTTGAATGCAGCATTACCTTTACCACCCTGAACAGCGTTGAAAAGCTGGTCACAAAGCGCGGCCATCGCGAAAAGTTACCACCTGGCTTTATCCCCTCAGATGCGTTCCCATCATCCCACTATGGCGACGCGCAATTAAGCCTCGCTATTTAAAGCAAGCCCCGCATTTCGCGGGGCTATTTCTTGTCAATCCAGAACAATCCGATAAAATCAAAATGTTTTGTAACAAATAGCAATTAATAAATAATTAAGGGGATGCTTTATGGCTTTGGTCAGTTGTCCGGAATGCAGGAAGGAAGTAAGCGATTCAGCTTTGAGGTGCCCATCTTGTGGCAAGCAGCTAAAAAAGCCTCGTCGCTCAATTTTTGGGAAGTTAATAAAATGGGCATTCATTCTGTTTAATATCTTCATGATCTACGCTGTTTTTAAGGGATTAGGCGGCAGCGGTGAGGTAATCAGTCAAGCCTCATCGGATGCGGAAAGGGCCGGGGCCGCCCTGGGGGCGGGATTGGGGATGATGGCTATGGGGACCATTTGGGTTATTGGTGATGTAATAATCGGAACCCTCGTATTTCTCACAAGACCAAAAGGATAACCTCATGAAGAAGCGTTGTTTATTTCTTGCGACCTTCTTCGGCGCGCTCATTTCTTTTGGTGCTCACGCGCAAGAAAAGCCGAAACAAAAGACAGAGGAAAGCCCCGCACTAAGTAAGGATGATTTGGCAAAATGCCAGGCCGAGGAGAACGGCACAAAAAGGTTAGCTTGTTACGATCAGTTATTGCCGCCAAATGAGAATGAGATACAGAGTCCGAAAGAAAAAACTGATTCTGGAAAGTGGCAAGTATCAACAGTCACATCAGATATTGATGACTCGACAAATGTTTTTGTTATGCAGACAGCAGACTTACCGATCTCATCAAATTTTGGAAGAACCTCCACTCCTGTACTCTTCATTACGTGCAGAGAGAAGAAGACTGAGTTATTCATTACCTGGGATGTCTATTTAGGGCTTGGTGAGATCTCCATGCTTCATAGGCTTGACAAGCAAAAGGCGGTCTCAAAAACGTGGGATATATCAGGCAACACAAAAGCAGTTTTCTACAGAGGCAGGACAATTGATTTTATCAAGAGTCTTGAGAAGGCAGAAAAAATGCTGGTGCAGATAACCCCATATAATGAAAATTCGGCCACCACCACATTCGACCTTAAGGGGCTTTCAGAGGCTATTAAGCCACTACAGAAGTCATGCGGGTGGAAGTGA